CTACTTCTTCGCCTCTGCAACCACTTTGCTACCCACGCCGCGGTTATTGTATTCCCACATGCGGTTGTAGTTAGTGTCATTCAGATTGCGCTGTACTTCGTCGTTATCATCAACGCTGCCGGTGTTACCCGCAAATGGACGATTAGAGATCACCGCATCAGCCCACGGTTTGGCTGTGTTAAAACCTTCGTTGATGGCGCTATCACGGATCACTACCTGACCGTTGGTATTGGCATCAACATCCAGCGAGCGGCCCAGTTGCGCCACGCCATCACCGGAAGCATTGAAACGGCTGTTTACGGCGAGGAAACCGTAGTAAATGTTGGACAGCGTAGCCGGTGCAAACACATACGCTTCTTGCTGGGTACGGGAGTTCACCACGCGGAATTCGGTGTTATCGAACACCACTGCGCCGCGACCAGAAACGATATCCACATCCCCTTCAATATAGCTGTTGGTCACCAGCGTACGCGGCTGACGATTCGTTTCCAGACGGTTCTGCACACCGCTGTTGGTGACAAAGAAGGTGTTCTGACGACCGAGAATGTTGACGTTATTGATCTGCACTTTGTCGCCATCAGTACGCAGTGCCACCGCCGGATGGTTACCCGCATCTACGCTATCGCCCAGCGTGTTTTCGATGGTCAGGTTTTGCAGTTGCAGGCCATTGTTTTGTGACCAGAAGACCGCAGAGCAGAGAACACCGATACTGTCGCTGCGTTTACTCTGGCAGCTATCGTACATATACCACGCCGGTTTACCTGGCATATATTTGCCGCGCGGGTTGACGTCGTGACGCCAGTCGGCAGGGCTCATGCCACCATCAAGGGAAAGCCCAATCTTCACATCAATCGGTTTTTCACCCGTACCGTACAGAGTAATTCCACCCGGAGCGGCAGGGACATACACCGTTCCCTGATACTCACCAGGCATCACGGCAATATACTGGCGCTTGTTGGTACGCTTGATAATTGCCGCATCTACCGCCGCCTGAATCGTGGTATGCGTTACACCTTGAGTACCCGCCGGGCCGACAACAAAGTCAGGTTGCGCAGGCAGGGTAATCGGGGAAGGATTCCACGCTGCCGCACCTGGTGTCAGGGATGCAAAATAGTGTTGAGCATCGAAATTCTGCGCTTCTTTTGCCGACAGAATCGGGCGCGAAGAGGTACCAGGCGCGGTTTGATCAGAAGGACGTTGATCGGGCGGTGTTGAGCTACAGGCGGTCAGCGTCACGCCAAAAGCCAATGCCAGCGCCAGACGGGAAACTGAAAATGTGTTCACAGGTTGCTCCGGGCTATGAAATAGAAAAATGAATCCGTTGAAGCCTGCTTTTTTATACTAAGTTGGCATTATAAAAAAGCATTTCTTATCAACTTGTTGCAACGAACAGGTCACTATCAGTCAAAATAAAATCATTATTTGATTTCAATTTTGTCCCACTCCCTGCCTCTGTCATCACGATACTGTGATGCCATGGTGTCCGACTTATGCCCGAGAAGATGTTGAGCAAACTTATCGCTTATCTGCTTCTCATAGAGTCTTGCAGACAAACTGCGCAACTCGTGAAAGGTAGGCGGATCCCCTTCGAAGGAAAGACCTGATGCTTTTCGTGCGCGCATAAAATACCTTGATACTGTGCCGGATGAAAGCGGTTCACGACGAGTAGATGCAATTATGGTTTCTCCGCCAAGAATCTCTTTGCATTTATCAAGTGTTTCCTTCATTGATATCCCGAGAGCATCAACATGCAATGTTGTAGGGATGGCAATTTTTACGCCTGTTTTGCTTTGCTCGACATAAAGATATCCATCTACGATATCAGACCACTTCATTTCGCATAAATCACCAACTCGCTGCCCGGTAACAACAGCCAGTTCCATTGCAAGTCTGAGCCAACATGGTGATGATTCTGCTGCTTGATAAATTTTCAGGTATTCGTCAGCCGTAAGTCTTGATCTCCTTACCTCTGATTTTGCTGCGCGAGTGGCCGCGACCGGGTTTGTTGTTATATGGCCTTCAGCTATTGCCTCTCGGAATGCATCGCTCAGTGTTGATCTGATTAACTTGGCTGACGCCGCCTTGCCCTCGTCTATGTATCCATTGAGCATTGCCGCAATTTCTTTTGTGGTGATGTCTTCAAGTGGAGCATCAGGCAGACCCCTCCTTATTGCTTTAATTTTGCTCATGTAATTTATGAGTGTCTTCTGCTTGATTCCTCTGTTGGCGAGGATTTTTTCGTAGCGATCAAGCCATGAATGTAACGTAACAGAATTATCACTGTTGATTCTCGCTGTCAGAGGCTTGTGTTTGTGTCCTGAAAATAACTCAATGTTGGCCTGTATTGCTTCAGTGATTGCTATCCTCCTGTCTCGGCCTAATCCAAACTCTTTACCCGTCCTTGGGTCCCTATAGCAGTAATATCCATTGTTTCTTATATAAAGATTAGGGGGTAAATCCCGGCGCTCATGACTTCGCCTTCTTCCCATTTCTGATCCTCTTCAAAAGGCTACCTGTTACTGGTCGATTTAAGTCAACCTTTACCGCTGATTCGTGGAACAGATACTCTCTTCCATCCTTAACCGGAGGAGGGAATATCCTGCACTCGCGTACCCATCGACGAACTGTTTCAAGGCTTCTTGGGCGTCGCTGGCGTGCGTTCCACTCCTGAAGTGTCAAGTACATCGCAAAGTCTCCGCAATTACACGCAAGAAAAGCCGCATTGATGCGGCAATGGTAGGTCTGGATATCTTGAGAAATGAACAGGCCTCATCGAGTATGAGGCTGTGGTTAGTCCTTGCGTAACTCGCTAATTCTTCTGTAAGTCTCTGGTGCTTTGTTTCCGTGTATCTTCATTTCAGACTTCAACAGAGCAACGAGGGAATCCCATTCGTTGAGGATTCCTTTGAATGCCGGAACGCGCTTTGCAACCTTGTCGAATGAATCTCTGATTTCTGGAATCTGCTCAACAAGTGCAACGCATCGCCGAAAGTCTGCTGCGTCATGGGGAGCGCCGAAGTGATGACCATAGATATTCTTTTTCAGTCCACATGCGATTGAGGCAAGAGTTGCGCTACTGATGCCGACATCGCCAGTCGATTGCCATTTCAAAACCTTCATAGCCAAATCTGACATTTCTTGTCTCCAATAAAAAACCGCCATCAGGCGGATTGGTGTTCTTTCAGTTCTTCAATTCGAATATTGGTTACGTCTTATTCGATGCGCAATCCTGGTATTTCGCCTTTTGATATTGCTAAGTCATAAATTTGCGCAGCACTATACCCATCTCGCATCCATGAATCTAAGGCGCGAACAGTCTCGCTACGCTTTTTATCTTCTCTCTCATTTTTGATATCAACGAGGACATCAACGCAATTAAGGCAAATGTGGATTTTGTCCTTACATTCAATCATGGCGGCTTTACCATGATTTCCGCCACACAGTGAGCATAAATCTTCAGGGTCTGGCTGGTATTTCTGTAACGTTAGAGTGTTGAATGTTGAACAGACCATAATCATCTCCATAAAACAAAACCCGCCGTAGCGAGTTCAGATAAAAGAAATCCCCGCTAGTGCGAGGATTGTTATTCATTGCCGATATTCACCTTTATCGCGAACACCTTTACCGGTTTATCACCGAAGTGCGGATGTGTGATTGTCTTGATTTCATATCCGTCATACGGGACGTCAATTCTGCGACTGAAATCGTCGCGCTTCGGATATCCCTTTGTGATAATCAGGCGGCCATACTCGCGGAACATGATTCGCTTATTCCAGTAGTCATTACACAGGCGATACTCTTCCGTCTTCTCTCCGCGAATCATGGCATCGAAGTATTCACCTTTAACGGCAAGTTGCAGGTTAGCCACGGTTAACTCCTGCTTCGGTGCTGCTGGCATTTCACGCCAGTGCGTAACTGAGTGCGGATCCGGATATTCGGTGCCATCATCCCAGCGATTACCATTCCACATTGCAGACCACATCTCACCGTCTTCATACATGACCATTACCGGAATTAACTTATCCGGCATTCGCTCACTACAGCTTATCCAACCATCCGGAGTTACCGGAGAGTTGCCAGCCAGTCTACGCAAAACAGCCTTAACCGCCTCAATACGGTCATCATCGCAATTTTCCAGCGTATCTATGCGGTCGAGCATGATGATGGCGTTATCAATATCAGGATTGCCGGTCCACTCATTACCGCGATTGGATTCGGCAGCCTGGTTGCCACGTACTGGTTGATTCTCGGCTTTACCCTGTCTGTCGTCGCTGCATGAATGCCCTTCCAGCCAGACCAGTGCTTGTCGCATGAAATACGCAATATGCTTGCCGTGGTAATCGTCTTCATCGATGTGAAAAGCGATACTGCGGATATATTCAATTGCGTTTTCAATGGCCTCTAACGCTATCGGTGCTGGCGGAGTGGTATATAGTTTTCGACATTTGTTTATCCAACCGGCATGGTCAGGCGTGTCTGTAAAGCGCAAATCGTCTTCGTAGCCCTCACGACTACGTTCTTTCCATTCCGTCCACGGAACACCGCTATTCCAAGTGGGGCGAGTGCAGGACTGATACAGAACAGGCTCTGCTTCCAGCGATGCCAGCACAATTCGTGCCAGCTCACGCACTACTTCCGGGGGCGCGTAACGGTCATTCAGGTCATCCCACAGGCGTAGCATGTTATCGCTACTAGGGTGAACATCCTCGTTAGTTCCGGCAAGCGCACTAATAACCTCATCGGCTGCCTCAATAATTTTCAGAGCTTGTTCTCTGGTAATAGTGGTCATTTGTTATGCCTCAATACACGAAATCTGTTTTAAATTCATGGTTACATTCTGGACAGCATGTTTCGTAACCTTTTATTTCTTCACATGCCTGTTTAGCTCCAGAAAACTCCCAGAAATCTGGATCACAAAGCAGATCGAAATTGTGACCACATTTGGGACATTCGGTATCAAGTGACAGACTCCAGTAAGCAGGGGTATTTTTATCCATATCACTCTCCTTTAGTGCGCAAGTGGTTTTTCCAGAGGTTTTGCGCCGCGCTGGGCTTTTTGCAAAACCCACAATCCATCATCCCGTAATATTTCATCAACCCCATCCGTCGGTTGCTGAGTCTCACCCACTGCCAGACGCCAGGAGCGTTTCTACGAACTAACAGAATCTTTGCTTTACGGTTTTTCATCTTACTGCGTACCCTTTCTTCCGCCTGTTCTGTGACGCAGTAGGCTTACGCTTTGCGGCAAAAGCCACCTGACCAAATGGATGGAGTACCGCTATCTTATGGTTGCTAATAACCAGCTCCACCACACGCACAGGTCGCTGTAAAAAAAGTCGTTTTGCCTTACGGTTTTTCATCGCTTTGCTCTCCTGCGTCTCTTTGCTGCTCGTCGTGCCGCTGCAATACCGGTATGGCGGCGCTTTGGTACTGGGGTGATGTTGTCAGCCATCAGGACCTGTGGCTTTGCAATTAGCGCAGAAGCCCAAAAACGAGTCGGGTACGGTAACAAGCCAATACATGCCACACGCACTACTCACCTCCGTTGATGCGAATGCCTGTTGCAATGCTGTTTATGATGCTGTCAGTGCATGGGGTAGAAAGCTGGGCATCTCCAGCAATTTTCATGACATCAACATCTGCATATCGAATACCGAGGTGTATCAGACCGGCTATACCTGACTTAAGCCGAGCATTTTCCATAAACAGATCCTTTGCCCGCTGTTTTTCTGCCTCAAGCTCAACGCGCAACTTCCCTACCGTTAACGCAATATCCTCGTTCTCCTGGTCGCGGCGTTTGATGTATTGCTGGTTTCTTTCCCGTTCATCCAGCAGCGCCAGTACGGTAGCCGGATTGGCTGCGGCGATGAATTCAGCATTGGCCTGCTGTTCCATTTGGAAATCTTCATCGAAACCGCTTTCAGGATGTGCTCCTTCAATTCTGCAAATGGGAAGATATCCAACAACTTCACGATGAATTAACGCATCATCACAATCAAATCGGCTCTCTCCATATTCGAGCGACCATACACCACACGTTGCTTTTTCTGCCTTGGCACGCAGTGCCTGATAGTCAATCTTGCTCACTGGTTGCCTCCTTTGCGAAGTTTCGCGGCAAAATCAGCCGCAACCTCTTTGACCATATTGGAAAGCGGAGTGCCACCTCCGAATTTTTCTGAGAACATCTCCACGCCCTGTGCCCGCAGTTCCGACAGGAAAGCGTCGGTGGCTTGGGTTTCGATATCGTTAATTTCAGGAAGAATCTCTTCCCATGTAGCGATATCGCCATTCAAATGCCATCCGGCAATTCCACTGGAGTTATCCGCAACACTGCGAACGGCTTCAATAGTTTCATGCATTGCCGCATTCTCCGCTGCCAGCGCCGAAAACTTCTCGTGTGCCAACTTAACAGCCGCATCAGCCTGCTTAATTGACTCAATCGCTTTCTGGTGGTCTTCGGACAGAGCCGAAATCTTGGCCTCCGCTTCAGCAAATTTACGCACCAGATATTCAGCGTTTGTTTCGTTAACCTTTAAATCTCGTGGGATGCATTTACCTTTCAGAAAACCATCCATCTCAATTAGTGACATTTGTTTCATTTCTTCCCACTCCGCCACATCGCATTCAGATATTTGTTTTGATTCACTGATGGAAACGAGTTTTGCTTAAGTAATTCCTCTCTCGATGGCATTGGCTTTACGCGTTGGCGAATAATCATTTCTGCCGGAAGAATGCCGGGATTGTATGCAAGTCCTCTCATGATTTACTCTCAACGAACTGGTCAATAGCCATGCTAAGTGACACACCTAAAGTCTCGATATGCTGCTGAATATCCTGTAGCGTCTGCGCCTGAGATAACAGGATTTCACGGTTGCATAACTCTTTAACCAGATGCTCAAACTTGCTGTAATAACCGATACGACTTAGTGTTTCTTTCCCTGCATTCTCGCCTTCTTTGATAATTCCTCTTTCGCTAAGAATCAGATCGTGTTTGGTTCCGGTGATAACGTATTTGCCGAGGTCGATGTTTAGCTTCATTGTTAATTATTCCATGTTAATTTATTCGTATGCCTGCTCTTTCTTCATCGAGTTTTTTTAGCTTGTATCGCATAGCCCTTACTGAATAAATTGAGCGGCAGGTTGCAATTGCTATTTCTTCTGCGGAGAACTTACCGAAAAGTGATACTTCTGCTCTTGTCCAGCGTCTTCCACGAAGTCGGCTAACAATGTCAGCGCCAATCCTTGTTGCTTTCGCCATAACTGCTTTTTCAGTCCTTTCCAGTTTTTCAGCAATAACTTCAACTGGCATTGTCGCCGATACTTCGCGCAAGAAATCGACTTCCCATTTCTCCCATGGAGTCTTTTTCATAGGCGATACCGTTATTTGATAAGAAGTGAAGGTTTCCCAACCTTGAGTTGAGCACCGGGAATATTTATTCCTGCTTTTAGTTGGTGCTTGATTGCCAGTTTGTCGGCTTTAATTGTCGTTTCAAACTCAACGTATTCAGGAGGAAGGGCGCTTGAGTCGATTATTTCTACAATTTCTGACGGTTTGCGGATTGTTACCTGGTGAATACCTGCTCGAATATTTTTCTTGCCAACCATTTCAAGCGATGACGCTATATATGATTTGATGCTGTCAATCTTATTTTGAATTACTGCGGCTCGCTCATTCAGTGACTTTGCCTCTTCCTTGAGGCGTTCGGCATAACCAGATTCATTTTTAATGACGGAAAGAAGTTGTTCTATTTTATCGGTAAATTCTCCTTCCATGCCTTCTATTGTGTCAGCAATCATCTCTGGTTCTAAATCTGAATCCATCAATTTTGCGTATTCATTGGCAATTTCATATAGTTTGCTCACTGGCAACCTCCAGTTTCGCTTTGCATTCTATGTAAATGGCTTGTACGTTCTGCTGCAATTTCATTCCAGATGTCAGGCGATATGCTTCTGCAAAATATCTCTTCAAATCATCCATGTTTTCAGCCTGAGCCATTTCATCACAAAGAAGTTGTGCTTTTTCCGTTATTTCCTGCTGGCGTTTCCGTTCATCTTCGCGGATATCTTCCTCTGATTTATGCGGCATAACTGGTTCAGTCCACACACCTTCTTCTTCGTTTAGTACGTGAATAGCACTATCAAGACGTGATGCCTTAGGCCAATACTTGCTTGCACGCTTTACGACCGTCTTTCGCGCCATCTCATTCCAGTGATTTACCCATGGTCCTTTATCGCTGAATGCTGCCTTGCTTGTTTTCCTTACAGCCTCAATTTCAGCCAGACTCATCTCTTCCGTTAGATAATCACCTGCTGGCGTCTTAACTGTGCAGTAAACGCCAACGATATCACCACGATCACCGAAGGCGTTGTATTTATGGGTTGGTGCTTTATCAAGCCCGTTTGACTCATAGGTATCGTTAGCATGAACAAGTTTTGCCTGACCCCATGAGATAACACCAGACTCCATTGCAATATGGAGCAATCCCATATAGCTGATATCAAGGCAAACCATGCCATCGCGCGGAACCAGATAAGCCAGTTTGCTTGCAGGGTTTAAGGTGATGCCGATCGCCGCAACATTGATGATGGCGTTCTGTGCGCTGGTTGGATTTGCCAGTGCTGTTTTAGCCAGGTAATCATTTTTCTGGAAATACTGAATTGCAAACTGGCTTTCCTTAGCCCATGTCACCGTCTGTTCAGTCAATGCTCCGCAGAATAACTGCTCCTGCTGTTTAACGAATTCAACGATATTGCTCATGCTGCTTCTCCATAAATGTGTCTGCGTTTGAATATTGCGAAGGCATATTCAGCCTTAACTCTTTCGGTTATTGCATCCCAGAACCATTCAGCGGCTTTTTCCTGATAGTTACAATCATCATCTTCCAGCCAGTCGATAGCGTCCTTAGTGTGTTCATCTGGTTTATATGAGCGAAGCATTTCGCTTATTGGGTCGCAACGTTTGCAGAGGCGATCAACTTCACTGTTGATTCGCTCGTAATCTTCATCAGTAAAACTTGCGATTATTTGCGATATTTCACGCTTATCATTCAGAGTCAGAATCATCATCTTTCTCCTGTTCTTTGTGCTGATTGAGCATTTTGTTCATCTGACGAATGAATTCTTCGTCTGACCAGTTATCTGTAAAACTCATTTCCTGCGATACCACGGAAGGTTGATAGCTGATTTCATCGCTTTATTTGCTTCAAGCCACATTTTTGAATCACCAATAAATCTGGCTATTACTGCTTTGTTCTGTGCAGCACGAAGCATCTGGTGATTAATGGCTATTTCATTGCGCATAATAAGACCTCAACTCTTTTCCATCCGTCACGTAATTTACTGGTGATTCGTTCAAGTAAAGATTCGGAAGGGCAGCCAGCAACAGGCCACCCTGCAATGGCATATTGCATGGTGTGCTCCTTATTTATACATAACGAAAAACGCCTCGAGTGAAGCGTTATTGGTATGCATATAAAAAGGCCCTCACACTGGAGGGCAAAGAAGATTTCCAATAATCAGAACAAGTCGGCTCCTGTTTAGTTACGAGCGACATTGCTCCGTGTATTCACTCGTTGGGATGAATACACAGTGCAGTGTTTATTCTGTTGTTAGTGCCAAAAATAAAGGCCGACTATGCGGCCTCGGAAGGAAGTCCAATCATCTTATTCAAATCTTCTACCCGTAAAGCAGGAAGTGCTGTACTTGCTTTATCTGCTTCTTTTGGTAGCAATTCTTTGCTTTCAGGCCAAACTTCAATAAGTCGCTTAACTGTTGTGACTGAGTTCAAAGCAGCCCATACATTTGATTCGATATCCTTTTTCTTGGCTTCAAGTTTTTGTTGCAATGCGCAGATTTCATCAAACCTTTTTGTTATTTCGTGTTCTGCGCTAAACATGCATTTATCTTTGGTCGGAGTAGGGAGCAATATATCTTCGCCGTTGCCGTCTTTCCCATATGAATGCCATCCAACCCTTCTGCCAGATACAGTCAGATAAATTGAAGTAGAACTAACATCGTATGAGTAAAATGAACATCCCATCTTTTCAAGTTCTTCACTTATAGCTACCAACTTGGATGATAACTGATCCACTTCCTCAGTTTTCTTTTTACCGCCAAACGCAATAACTCTGGCGTCAAGTGCAAGCTGGTTCTTTAACTTTGTTACTTCTTCAAGTTCAGTGAAAACCCCAGACTTAATTAAAGCGTTACGAGCGATTTCCTCTTTCATTCTCGTAGTTAAGCGGATTGATGACATATTAATTCCTCTCAAATAAGTGGTTTGCTGCCTAATTTCATTTTCTGGCGACCAACACAAGTCACGCCCATTTCACTGCGTGGCTTGCTGTACCATGTGCGCTGATTCTTGCGCTCAATACGTTGCAGGTTGCTTTCAATCTGTTCGTGGTATTCAGCCAGCACCGTAAGGTCTATCGGATTCAGTGCGCTTTCTACTCGTGATTTCGGTTTGCGATTCAGCGAGAGAATAGGGCGGTTAACTGGTTTTGCGCTTACCCCAACCAACAGGGGATTTGCTGCTTTCCATTGAGCCTGTTTCTCTGCGCGACGTTCGCGGCGGCGTGTTTGTGCATCCATCTGGATTCTCCTGTCAGTTAGCTTTGAGTAACGCGCCGTGATGCTTATCTCCACGGTTGCTGTCTTGCAGCTGCATTTCGCGCTACTCAAAGCCTTCTGCTTTGAATGCTGCCCTTCTTCAGGGCTTAATTTTTAAGAGCGTCACCTTCATGGTGGTCAGTGCGTCCTGCTGATGGCTAAATAGTACGATTTGTACTTTATCGAGTCAATACAAAATGTTCTAAATATAATTGGTTTTTTATAACACTTTGTATTTAATGGGTTTATATTTTGGAAAAAGAAAACCCGACGCTAAGGTCGGGTTATTGTTGTGTGTTTTAGAGTGGTGAGGCTGTTAACTAAATGTCTCTTCAGGCCACTGGCTGGCGATAACTTTCCCTACTACGGAACAGCTATCATTGCATGGAATCATTGGATATTGCGGGTTTAGTGGCTGTAGGAACACCTGACCGCTATCCCTGATCAGTTTCTTGAAGGTAAACTCGTCACCACCAAGTCTGGCTATGCAGAAATCACCTGGCTCAACAGCCTGCTCAGGGTCAACGAGAATTAACATCCCGTCAGGAAAGCTTGGCTTGGATCCTGTTGGCGCGGTCATGGAATTACCTTCAACTTCAAGCCAGAACGCACAATCACTGGCTTTTTTGGTTGTGCTGACCCATCTCTCCGCATCACCTTTGGTAAAGGTTCTAAGCTCAGGCGAGAACATCCCGGCCTGAACATGAGAAAAAACAGGGTACTCATATTGTTTTTTAACGGGGGCAGATGAGTATTCGCCAACAGGTGAAAATGTACCGTCGTGGTTGAATGAGACGTTATCAATACCAAGGTATTTAAACACCACACCAATCTCGTCAAGAGATGGATGACGAGATCCGCGCAACCAGTGACCAATTCCACCCTGCGTCATACCAAGCTCTTCAGCTAACTTCTCTTGAGTTATGCCGAGCTCTTTCATTCTGGATCTAGCCAGTTCATACCATTTCATTTTCATACCCTTATTATTACGCTCTGTACTAAAACCATCCATGCACAAGATGTATTTTTTGTTTGCATTCTAAAAGTACATATCGTATTATTGTTTCATGGTTACTATGGAGGGCATATGAGCAACCTACGAAAATATCGAGAGTCACTGAATATCTCTCAAACAACACTTGCTAAGGCAGTTGGATGCACACAGGGAGCTATCGGACATTGGGAATCTGGTCGTCGCTTCCCAGACCTTAAAACATGCCGTGCTCTTGTTGAGTGCCTAAACAAGTTAGGCGCAAAAGTCAGTCTTGATGACGTGTTCCCGCCGGAACACAAAGCCGCTTAAGACATTCCAGCTCTTACACATCCCAGCCCTGAAAAAGGGCATCAAATTAAACCACACCTATGGTGTATGCATTTATTTGCATACATTCAATCAATTGTTATCTAAGGAAATACTTACATATGGTTCGTGCAAACAAACGCAACGAGGCTCTACGAATCGAGAGTGCGTTGCTTAACAAAATCGCAATGCTTGGAACTGAGAAGACAGCGGAAGCTGTGGGAGTTGATAAGTCGCAGATCAGCAGGTGGAAGAGGGACTGGATTCCAAAGTTCTCAATGCTGCTTGCTGTTCTTGAATGGGGCGTCGTTGACGACGACATGGCTCGATTGGCACGACAAGTTGCTTCGATTCTCACCAATAAAAAACGCCCGGCGGCAACCGAGCGTTCTGATCAAATCCAGATGGAGTTCTGAGGTCATTACTGGATCTATCAACAGGAGTAATTATGACAAAACAACTCAGTCCTTACCAGGACAAAATTCACAAACACATACTACGTGATCGCTTCCTGTCCAGCTTCAAGCAGCCTGGTCGATTCCGGGCTGAGTTGGAAAAAGTGAAGCTGATGCAGAAGGAGAAAGGTCATGAGTAATCTTGCAACCGTAACACATTTAAGGCCTTCACAACGGCCTGTGGAGCGTTGTGTGGCAGAAGTTGAAGATGGTTATACCCGTCTTGCAAATGCCCTGTATGAAGAGCTTATCGGCGCTGATTTAACGAAAAATCAGAGCAAGGTTGCCCACGCCATATGCCGTAAAACATACGGCTACGGTAAAAAGATGGATCGCATCTCTGATAGTCAGTTAGCTCAAATTACCAGGCTGCCAAGACAGAAGGTAAACAAGGCCAAGAATGAGCTTATCGCGATGAAGGTTATCCTTCGCGAAGGCCAGCAAATCGGGCCTAACAAGAACATCGAGGAATGGCAAATCGAAGGATGTCACTACACTGGTGATAATGTCACTGCATTGGTGACAAAAAGTGTCACCAAAACGGTGACAGCGCTGTCACCAAAACAGGGACACACAAAAGAAACTATTACAAAAGAAAAAAGAAATAATAAAAACACTATGTCCGAAAGTGTTCGGACGGAGTGTGAAAAATCACCTGACCGTCACGAAGAAACCGACAAGGCATTCGAGGAAATATTCTGGTGTGCAGGCATGCGAAAAGCCGGGAAGAAAAACGCAGCTTCAGCATTCAGAACACAGTTCAGGGAATGGCGTAAAACTACAAGGGGTACGGCAAGCGAGTTTGCCACGATGCTGGCAGAAGACATCGCATGCAGGAATGGTAAGCAGTTCGGATTCGACAGGTTGTTACCATCGAGCTACCTGAACGGTCAGCGCTGGAACGACGAAAAGCCAGAAACCATTCAACCACAATCCAAACCATCATCCGCAATCACCGTATCGAAAACTGGCTACGTGTTTTTCGACAGGTGAACCATGAAATCAAAAATCAAATCGCTACTGGTCGCTGGTTATAACCACGGCTGGTTAAGTATTTCGTTTGTCGATTTCTGGTTTAAAAATCTCAATCTGAGGGAATCATGACGCCAAGTGAACTTAGCGACCTGCTTTGGGCGCAGGTTGACAGGGTGGCTCCGCACCTGTTGCCAAACGGCAAGAAAGAGGGGCATGAGTGGGTTGCCGGTAACGTCAACGGTGACAAGGGAAACAGCCTTAAGGTCAACCTTAGCGGCAAGAAAAAATGGGCTGATTTCGCTGAGGGAGACGGCGGTGACATGCTTGATTTGTGGATGTCATGTCGTGGAATTAACCTGCATCAGGCTATGCAGGAAGCGAAAGCATTTCTCGGTATCAAGGATGACGATCACCATTTCGATGCCAAACGTGAGAAGAAATTCTCCAGACCTGATCGCAAGAAAATCGCCCGCTACGTTACCAGAACAGAATCCCATCTTGAGTACCTGCAATCGCGTGGCATATCGCCAGAAGTCGTAAAGCGCTACGAGGTTGTCAGCGGCAAGGTGTGGAATGGAGAGCGGGAACTGGATGCTCTGGTGATTCCGTACAAACGCGATGGTGAGTTGTTGCAGGTCAAGCGAATCAGCACTGAGCGCCCGGACGGGAAGAAAGTCATTATGGCAGAAGGTGATTGCGAACCTTGTCTGTTCGGATGGCAGGCTCTGGACGCTGGCGTGAGGGCGGTTGTACTTTGCGAAGGCGAAATTGATTGTATGAGCTATGCGCAATACGGCATCTCGGCGTTATCCGTGCCGTTTGGTGGCGGGAAAGGCGCTAAGCAGCAGTGGATTGAGTTTGAGTATCACAATCTCGACAGGTTTGAGGAAATATTCATCTCGATGGACGTTGATGATGTTGGTCGTGAAGCCGCAAGGGAAATCGCAAGCCGACTCGGTGAACATCGTTGCCGTCTTGTTACTCTGCCGTACAAAGACATCAACGAATGCCTGATGAACGGTGTTACCGAGGATGAAATCTGGCAGTACATCGGCACGGCATCCTACTTCGATCCTGAAGAACTCTACAGCGCGCGAGAGTTTTACCAGGACACTATCAACGCTTTCTACGGCAAGCAGCAGTATCTGTTTAATCCACCGTGGGAATCTCTGGCAGATAAATTCCAGTTCCGTGAGGCCGAGTTGACGCTGGTCAATGGTGTGAACGGTCACGGAAAAACGGAGGTTGTCGGGCATATGGCACTTGAGGCAATGCGTCAGGGTGTGAAGACGTGCATCGCGTCACTTGAGCTGAAGCCAGGCATTCTCCTTAAGAGACTTACCCGTCAGGCGACGTGCTGCAAGATGCCGCCAGTGCTGGAAATTGACTCTGCATTTAAATTTTATGACGAAAGACTTTGGGTGTTTGGCCTGACCGGAACGGCGAAAGCCGACAGGCTGATCGAAATATTCGACTACGCTCGCCGCCGATACGGCATCCAGTTATTCATCATCGACAGCCTGATGAAATGTGGCATAGGCGACGATGACTATAACGGGCAGAAAGCGTTTGTTGACTCGATTTGCGATTTCAAAAACAAAACAAACTCCCACGTCATTCTCGTTACTCACTCGCGAAAAGGTGACAGCGAAGAAAAACCAACCGGGAAAATGGACGTAAAAGGCTCTGGAGCGATAACAGACCTGACAGACAACCTTTTCATCATCTGGCGTAACAAGGCTCGCGAGAGAGCGTTACAGAGAGTTCAGAGTGGTGAAAAGATGTCAGAGAAGGACGAACAGCTACTGGCATCTCCGGCATCTGTTTTGATGCTTGAAAAACAACGTAACGGCGAAGGTTGGGAAGGTGGTGTCCCGTTGTTCCTTGACGAGCAATCGCACCAGTTCCTGCAACTTGAATCAGGATCGCCATATAGCTACATCGCCAATATGCCGAAATCGGAATATGACGAGGCGTGGCGACAGGAAAACGTGACGGAGTATTAAATGACCATCTACATCACTGAGCTGATAGCAGGCCTGCTGGTAATCGCAGGCCTTTTTATTTGGGGGAGAGGGAAGTCATGAAAAAACTAACCTTTGAAATTCGATCTCCAGCACATCAGCAAAACGCTATTCACGCAGTACAGCAAATCCTTCCAGACCCAACCAAACCAATCGTAGTAACCATTCAGGAACGTAACCGCAGCTTAGACCAGAATCGAAAGCTTTGGGCTTGCCTTGGTGACGTCTCTCGTCAGGTTGAATGGCATGGTCGCTGGCTGGATGCAGAAAGCTGGAAGTGCGTTTTTACAGCAGCATTAAAGCAGCAGGACGTTGTTCCTAACCTTGCCGGGAATGGCTTTGTGGTAATAGGCCAGTCAACCAGCAGGATGCGTGTAAGCGAATTTGCGGAGCTATTAGAGCTTATACAGGCATTCGGTACAGAGCGTGGCGTTAAGTGGTCAGACGAAGCTCGACTGGCTCTGGAGTGGAAAGCAAGATGGGGAGACAGGGCGGCATGAGACGACAGCGACGAAGTATCACCGACATCATCTGCGAAAACTGCAAATACCTTCCAACGAAACGCTCCAGAAATAAACGCAAGCCAATCCCAAAAGAATCTGACGTAAAAACCTTCAACTACACGGCTCACCTGTGGGATATCCGGTGGCTAAGACATCGTGCGAGGAAATGACAATGCTTTTAATTCAACCTGGATTTGGCCTTAGCATCAAAAAAGGGCACATGTTTGGCGAGAAAGAGTCTCAACGAAAAATGGTGTCTATCCGGTTGCCATTTATCAGTATTTATTGGCTAAACAGGGAGGCAACAAATTATTGGTATACCTGCGCCAGAGCAGCATTTAACGACCCTGAGTGGTTTGTAGAAAACCATCACGCTGTTCGTCAGGCAAAGAGAAAGGCCAATACGACATATATGAAGGCATATCAGGATGCCTGGGAAGAACATCGTGGCCGATACCAAAAAAACATTGAAAAACTTGAATCAGAAAATATGGACCTAAGAAGAAAACTTGGTGAAGCACGTCGAGACATCGATGCTTACAAGCGACTTTTTAATGGTGAAAGCCATGCTTAGCCCATCACAAACCATTCAATACCAGAAAGAAAGCGTCGAACGAGCTTTAACGTGCGCTAACTGCGGTCAGAAACTGCATGTGCTGGAAGTTCACGTGTGCTCCGATTGCTGCGCAGAACTGATGAGCGATCCGAATAGCTCAATGTACGAGGAAGAAGACGATGAATGAGTTAATAAATGGCAATGCCATCAAAATGACAAGCATTGAAATCGCTGAGTTGGTGGGTAAGCGTCATGACAATGTGAAACGTACCATCGAAACGCTGGCTAAAAATGGTGTTATCCGGCTTCCTCAAATTGAGGATTGTGGAAGAATCAATGGGTTAGGCTTAAATCAAAGTTTTTGTGTGTATGTATTCGAAGGCGAACAAGGAAAGCGAGACAGTATTGTCGTTGTAGCCCAGTTGTCGCCGGAATTCACCGCTCGTCTTGTTGACCGTTGGCGAGAGCTTGAAGAAACTGCGGTTAATATCCCCAAAACGCTACCAGAAGCGTTGCGCCTTGCTGCTGATCTTGCTGAGCAGAAAATGCAACTGGAAAACCAGCTCGCAATTGCCGCACCTAAAGTTGAGTTTGCCGATCGCGTTGGCGAGGCCAGCGGAATTTTGATTGGAAACTTTGCAAAGGTTGTCGGTATTGGTCCAAACAAACTGTTTGCGTGGATGCGCGATCACAAAATCCTTATTGCTTCAGGTTCCCGGCGCAATGTGCCAATGCAGGAATATATGGATCGCGGCTATTTCACAGTGAAAGAAACAGCGGTCAACACAAATCACGGAATACAGATATCGTTCACCACAAAAATCACCGGGCGTGGTCAACAGTGGCTGACCAGAAAGCTGCTCGATAACGGAATGCTGAAAGTAACAGGGGAGGCTGCTTAATGGCTAACCTACGCAAAGAAGCGCGCGGCAGAGAATGCCAGGTACGTATTTACGGCGTATGCAATGGCAATCCTGAAACTACAGTTCTGGCACATTACCGGATGGCTGGAATTTGCGGAACGGGAATGAAGCCTGACGACCTGATCGGCGCATGGGCTTGTAGCGCGTGTCACGATGAAATCGACCGACGCACAATGATTCTCGACAACAAAGATGCCAGACTTTACCACCTCGAAGGCGTGATCAGGACGCAGGCGATACTGCTGAAGGAGGGGAAGATTAAGCCATGAACGAATATCAGTTTGTGCTTCCATACCCGCCGTCGGTGAACACCTACTGGCGAAGACGGGGAAGCCAATACTACATCAGCGATAAAGGCCAGAAATACCGAAAAGACGTTCAGCAAATCATCCGCCAACTCAAGTTAGACATTTTCACCAAATCACGACTCCGCATCAAAGTCATCGCAGACGTTCCAGACTCCCGCCGCCGCGACCTCGATAACATCCTGAAAGGTTTACTCGATTCCCTTATCCACGCCGGATTTGCGGAAGACGACGAGCAATTCGATGACATTCGCGTAATTCGTGGTGTGAAAGTACCAGGCGGACGGCTTGGAATAAAAATCACCGAACTGGAGAACGCATGAACGCCACAATTCAAACGATACCAGAGCTTCTTATCCAGACACGAGGCAATCAGACCGAAGTGGCGAGGATGCTTTCCTGTGCAAGAGGAACAGTGCTCAAGTACAACCGAGACAGCAAAGGCGAGCGTCACGTAATAGTTAACGGCGTCCTGATGGTCAAACAGGGCAAGAGGGGAAGACGATGAGACTCGAAAGCGTAGCTAAATTTCATTCGCCAAAAAGCCCGATGATGAGCGACTCACCACGGGCCACGGCTTCTGACTCTCTTTCCGGTACTGATGTGATGGCTGCTATGGGGATGGCGCAATCACAAGCCGGATTCGGAATGGCTGCATTCTGTGGTAAGCACGAACTCAGCCAGAACGACAAACAAAAGGCTATCAACTATCTTATGCAATTTGCACACAAGGTATCGGGGAAATACCGTGGTGTGGCAAAGCTTGAAGGAAATACTAAGGCAAAGGTACTGCAAGTTCTCGCAACATTCGCTTATGCGGATTATTGCCGTAGTGCCGCGACGCCGGGCGCAAGATGCAGAGATTGTCACGGTACAGGCCGTGCGGTTGATATTGCCAAAACAGAGCTGTGGGGGAGAGTTGTTGAGAAAGAATGCGGAAGATGCAAAGGTGTCGGCTATTCAAGAATGCCAGCAAGCGCCGCATATCGCGCTGTAACGATGCTAATCCCAAACCTTACCCAACCCACCTGGTCACGCACTGTTAAGCCGCTGTATGACGCTCTGGTGGTGCAATGCCACAAAGAAGAGTCAATCGCAGACAACATTTTGAATGCGGTCACACGTTAGCAGCATGATTGCCACGGATGGCAACATATTAACGGCATAATATTGACTTTTTGAATAAACATGGGTAAATTTGACCCAACGATGGGTTAATTCGCTCGTTGTGGTAGTGAGATGAAAAGAGGCGGCTCTTACTACCGATTCCGCCTAGTTGGTCACTTCGACGTATCGTCTGGAACTCCAACCATCGCAGGCTGAGAGGTCTGCAAAATGCAATCCCGAAACAGTTCGCAGGTAATAGTTAGAGCCTGCATAACGGTTTCTGGATTTTTTATGTCTGTGCAACAGGTAAGAGCATTCTCCCTTATGGGGCTTGGCTTAAATGCACCGAGTGCTCTTACCTTTGTGATGAATGCACAGGCTGATGTGCCGCAACTACAGTAGTGCGCGCTTTGCGGGGCTTGCTACAACCCTGAGTCGGAGTTCAGCACCGACCATCACAACGCAACGTTAAGAGTATTTGGCTAATTAAGCGAATGCCGGAAGCAGAACCGGATCACCAAATGCGTACAGGCGTCATCGCCGACCAGCAACAGCACAACCCAAACTGAGCCGTAGCCACTGGCTATCCTGGATTCATCAGTGATAGTTATGCTGCGGCCTTCTACACATGACCTTCGTGAAAGCGGGTGGCAAGAGGCTGCGCTAACAACCTCCTGCCGTTTTGCCCGTGCATATCGGTCACGAACAAATCTGATTACTAAACACAGTAGCCTGGATTTGTTCTATCAGTAATCGACCTTATTCCTAATTAAATAGAGCAAATCCCCTTATTGGGGGTAAGACATGAAGATGCCAGAAAAACATGACCTGTTAGCCGCCATTCTCGCGGCAAAGGAACAAGGCATCGGGGCAATCCTTGCGTTTGCAATGGCGTACCTTCGCGGCAGATATAATGGCGGTGCGTTTACAAAAACAGTAATCGACGCAACGATGTGCGCCATTATCGCCTGGTTCATTCGTGACCTTCTCGACTTCGCCGGACTAAGTAGCAATCTCGCTTATATAACGAGCGTGTTTATCGGCTACATCGGTACTGACTCGATTGGTTCGCTTATCAAACGCTTCGCTGCTAAAAAAGCAGGAGTAGAAGATGGTGGAAATCAATAATCAACGTAAGGCGTTCCTCGATATGCTGGCGTGGTCAGAGGGAACTGATAACGGACGTCAGAAAACCAGAAATCATGGTTATGACGTCATTGTTGGCGGGGAGCTATTCACTGATTACTCCGATCACCCTCGTAAACTTGTCACGCTAAACCCCAAACTCAAATCAACAGCAGCCGGGCGTTACCAGCTTCTTTCCCGTTGGTGGGATGCCTATCGTAAGCAGCTTGGCCTGAAAGACTTCTCTCCGAAAAGCCAGGACGCCGTGGCACTGCAACAGATTAAAGAACGTGGCGCTTTACCGATGATTGATCGCGGTGATATTCGTCAGGCAATTGACCGTTGCAGCAATATCTGGGCTTCACTGCCGGGCGCTGGTTATGGTCAGTTCGAGCATAAGGCTGACAGCCTGATTACAAAATTTAAAGAAGCAGGCGGAACGGTCAGAGAGATTGATGTATGAGCAGAGTCACCGCAATTATCTCCGCTCTGGTTATTTGCATCATCGTCTGCCTGTCGTGGGCTGTTAATCATTACCGTGATAACGCCATTACCTATAAAGAACAGCGCGATAAAGCCAGGTACATCATCGCTGACATGCAGAAGCGTCAACGTGATGTAGCAGAACTTGACGCCAGATACACAAAGGAGCTTGCTGATGCTAATGCGACTATCGAAAGTCTCCGTGCTGATGTTTCTGCTGGTCGTAAGCGCCTGCAAGTCGCCGCCACCTGTGCAAAGTCAACGACCGGAGCCAGCAGCATGGGCGATGGAGAAAGCCCAGGACTTACAGCAGATGCTGAACTCAATTATTACCGTCTCCGAAGTGGAATCGACAAGATAACCGCGCAGGTTAACTACCTGCAGGAATACATCAGGACGCAATGCCTTCGATGATAGCGATAATTTTACTCATCATCCTTCACATCTGGCTCTGTAGACAGGGTGGTGATCACTTCTGGAGTGAATCCAGATTAAACATCTCATTGCTGATGCTTGAAGTTGAGCATCTGGCGCGCGGTAAGGGGCTGCGTTGAGATAAGAGCCAGTTCATTACAAAGCCTATCTACGGGTGGGCTTGATAATGAAACCGGAGTTAATTTCTGGTCACTAATTAACGGCAGTACAGCGAAACAACCCAAGCCAGTAAGTGGGGAAATAACACTGGCAGCCACTGAAAGATGAACCTCCTGCCTTATGGCAAAAAAGATTCTTTGTGGTGGCGGACTGATGGAAAGACATCGGTTATTGCAGAGGCCATTCAATGAGTGGTCTCGACAATGGCTTATACCCTACACGGGATAACTTAACTGATATCCCTTTTAACGGATAAACGGAGCCAACAATGGCAGAGATTATTCCCATGACTGAAGAACAGAAATTCCAGTTAGAGATTTACAAACTGGTCATGAACCAGAACGCAGCCGCAGAGGAAGCATTTCAATTCATTGGCACTGACGAGCTGAAGCTTGAGCTATTCAAAATTCACTTCCAGTCAGGCGGCGCTAATTCAGATATCACGATCCGCACATTTGAAGCGGTGCGTAAATCGAAGGAAGCGTTAGACCTGTTCACTACCGGAGCATAAACATGGCAACTCAAGGTTTCGACAACCCATCCAAATTCCGCGATGAATGGGATAAGCAAGCAGAAGGGAAATAATCAATATGGCGACTGAGAAAAAGAATGTCGGTCGCCCTTCGGATTACCTGCCGGAGGTGGCTGATGATATCTGTGCGCTGCTTGCCTCCGGGGAAAGTCTGGTTAAGGTTTGCAAGCGCCCCGGCATGCCAGCAAAGGCTACTGTATTTCGCTGGCTGTCAGAGCATGAAGAATTTAGAGACAAGTACGCGAAGGCAACTGAGGCACGAGCTGATTCTATTTTCGAAGAGATATTCGAAATTGCTGACACTGCGATTCCAGATGCTGCTGAGGTGGCAAAGGCAAGACTTCGCGTTGATACCCGCAAATGGGCGCTGGCCCGAATGAATCCCCGTAAGTATGGCGACAAGGTAACTAACGAGCTTGTCGGCAAAGACGGCGGCGCAATCCAGATTGAAACATCACCGATGAGCACTCTATTCGGAAAATGACCTCGATTAATCCTATCTTTGAACCGTTCATTGAGGCGCATCGCTACAAAGTCGCCAAAGGCGGTCGAGGTAGCGGTAAGTCATGGGCAATTGCTAGGCTGCTTGTTGAGGCGGCGCGTCGTCAGCCAGTGCGTATTCTCTGCGCTCGTGAACTGCAAAACAGTATCAGCGATTCGGTAATCCGGTTGCTTGAAGATACCATCGAGCGTGAAGGGTATTCGGCCGAGTTTGAAATTCAGCGTTCAATGATTCGTCATCTCGGAACGAATGCTGAATTCATGTTCTACGGCATCAAAAACAACCCGACGAAGATTAAATCGCTCGAAGGCATTGATATCTGCTGGGTGGAAGAAGCGGAAGCGGTAACGAAGGAATCATGGGATATCCTGATACCGACCATCCGTAAGCCGTTCTCTGAAATATGGGTGAGTTTTAACCCGAAGAACATCCTCGACGATACCTATCAGCGATTCGTTGTAAATCCTCCCGATGATATTTGCCTGCTGACGGTGAACTACACCGACAACCCGCATTTTCCTGAAGTTCTCCGTCTTGAGATGGAAGAGTGTAAACGCAGAAATCCGACACTGTATCGTCACATCTGGCTTGGTGAGCCAGTAAGCGCAAGTGATATGGCAATCATCAAACGTGAATGGCTTGAAGCCGCAACCGATGCGCACAAGAAACTCGGATGGAAAGCGAAAGGCGCTGTTGTTTCTGCACATGACCCGTCAGATACAGGGCCAGATGCTAAAGGTTATGCATCGCGTCACGGTTCGGTAGTTAAGCGCATTGCCGAAGGTCTGCTGATGGACATCAACGAGGGTGCTGACTGGGCTACTTCGCTGGCGATTGAAGACGGCGCTGACCATTACCTGTGGGATGGTGATGGTGTTGGTGCCGGGCTACGCAGACAGACAACGGAAGCGTTCTCCGGCAAGAAAATCACCGCCACGATGTTCAAGGGCAGCGAATCGCCATTCGATGAAGATGCACCGTATCAGGCCGGAGCATGGGCCGATGAAGTCGTACAGGGCGACAACGTTCGCACTATTGGCGATGTATTCCGCAATAAGCGAGCGCAATTCTATTACGCGCTGGCTGACAGGCTGTATCTGACATATCGGGCGGTTGTTTACGGTGAGTATGCAGACCCCGACGACATGCTGAGTTTCGACAAAGAAGCGATAGGCGAGAAGATGCTGGAGAAGCTGTTTGCAGAACTGACGCAGATTCAGCGCAAATTCAATAACAACGGGAAGCTGGAGCTAATGACTAAGGTCGAAATGAAGCAGAAGCTCGGTATTCCATCTCCTAACCTGGCAGATGCGCTGATGATGTGTATGCATTGCCCGGCATTGGTCCGCGAAGAAACAGAAATATACGTTCCCTCATCCTCCGGTTGGTAAACATGGCAGAGACATTAGAGAAAAAACATGAGCGGATCATGCTCAGGTTTGACCGCGCCTATTCTCCACAGAAGGAAGTGCGCGAAAAGTGCATTGAAGCTACGAGGTTTGCTCGTGTCCCCGGAGGTCAATGGGAAGGAGCAACGGCGGCTGGAACTAAGCTTGATGAGCAGTTCGAGAAGTATCCTAAGTTTGAAATCAATAAGGTAGCAACTGAACTTAACCGCATCATTGCAGAATACCGCAATAACAGAATCACTGTTAAGTTTCGTCCTGGTGACAGAGAGGCAAGCGAAGAGCTAGCCAATAAATTAAATGGTCTGTTCCGTGCTGACTACGAAGAAACTGATGGCGGTGAGGCTTGCGATAATGCATTTGACGACGCTGCTACTGGTGGTTTCGGTTGCTTCCGTTTGACGTCGATGCTGGTCAATGAATACGACCCCATGGACGATCGTCAGCGTATTGCTATTGAACCAATATACGACCCGTCGCGCTCTGTGTGGTTTGACCCTGACGCTAAGAAGTACGACAAATCTGACGCGTTGTGGGCGTTCTGCATGTATTCGTTGTCACCTGAAAAATATGAGGCTGAATACGGGAAGAAACCTCCTGCTTCTCTGGATGTAACGTCTATGACCAGTTGGGAATATGACTGGTTTGATGAAGATGTTATTTACATAGCGAAGTATTACGAAGTTCGTAAAGAGTCTGTTGACGTCATCAGTTATCGACATCCAATCACTGGAGAGATTGCAACATACGACAGTGATCAGGTTGAAGATATTGAAGATGAACTGGCAATAGCTGGATTTCATGAAGTGGCAAGGCGCTCAGTGAAGCGCCGTCGTGTGTATGTATCCGTAGTGGATGGTGATGGTTTCCTTGAGAAACCTCGACGTATTCCTGGTGAACATATCCCCCTCATCCCGGTTTATGGAAAACGCTGGTTCATTGATGACATTGAGCGTGTCGAAGGGCATATTGCAAAAGCAATGGATCCACAGCGTTTGTACAACCTTCAGGTATCAATGCTGGCTGATACTGCAGCGCAAGACCCCGGTCAGATCCCTATAGTTGGCATGGAGCAAATTCGTGGACTTGAGAAGCACTGGGAGGCTCGCAACAAGAAACGACCAGCGTTCTTGCCGTTGCGCGAAGTGAGAGATAAATCTGGCAACATCATCGCTGGAGCTACCCCGGCAGGATATACACAGCCCGCGGTTATGAATCAGGCATTGGCTGCATTACTACAGCAAACCAGTGCTGATATTCAGGAGGTTACAGGCGGCAGTCAGGCCATGCAGCAGATGCCAAGTAATATTGCTCAGGAAACGGTTAACAACTTGATGAACAGAGCAGATATGGCTTCGTTTATCTATCTGGACAATATGGCGAAAAGTCTTAAACGCGCTGGTGAAGTATGGCTGTCAATGGCTCGTGAAGTGTACGGTTCAGAGCGTGAAGTGCGCATCGTTAACGAAGATGGAAGTGATGATATCGCTGTCATGAGCGCACAGGTTGTTGACAGGCAAACAGGGGCTGTTGTTGCGTTAAATGACCTTTCTGTCGGTCGATACGATGTGACGGTTGATGTTGGACCAAGCTACACAGCACGACGTGATGCAACGGTTTCTGTACTGACAAATGTCCTTAGCTCTATGCTTCCAACAGACCCAATGCGCCCGGCAATTCAGGGTATTATTCTGGACAATATCGATGGCGAAGGCCTTGATGACTTCAAAGAGTACAACCGAAACCAACTGCTGATATCTGGTATTGCAAAACCACGCAATGAGAAAGAGCAGCAGATTGTTCAACAGGCGCAAATGGCAGCACAAAGCCAGCCAAATCCTGAAATGGTTCTCGCTCAGGCGCAAATGGTAGCAGCGCAGGCAGAAGCGCAAAAAGCAACTAACGAAACTGCTCAAACTCAAATCAAAGCATTTACTGCCCAGCAGGATGCGATGGAGAGTCAGGCAAACACTGTCTATAAACTGGCTCAAGCCAGAAACATCGATGACAAAGCAGTGATGGAGGCAATACGCCTTCTGAAAGATGTCGCCGAGTCACAACAACAGCAATTCCAGTCACCACCACAGTCTCCGGCAGACTTAATGCCGAGTTAACCAGGAGTAATCAATGGAAAACGAACTGATCATCGACGGTCAGGTTATTGGCCTGTCTGAAACACAGGAAAATGCAGAAGAAACCATCATCCAAACAGAGTCACAGCCTGAGAATGAAAGCCAGGATGACAACGGTAAAGAGGTGGCAACTGAGCCTGAAAAAACCGAAGAGACACCAGAAGATTACGCCTTGCGTATTGGTGATGAAGAAATTCAGCTGAACGCTGACGATGATGATCACATTGACGGGCAACCTGCACCGCAATGGGTGAAAGATCTTCGCAAAGGCTTCAAAGAAACACAGAAAGAAAACCGTGAGTTGCGCCGCCAGCTTGAGGAAGCATTAGCCAAGCCTGCGGAACATCAGCAACCACAACCAGACGCTATTCCACCAAAACCGACTCTTGAGTCGTGTGATTATGACGAACAGGCGTTTGAACAGGCATTGACTGATTGGCATGAGAAAAAAGGCCGTGTCGAACAGCAGCAGCAACAAAAACTACGTCAGCAACAGGAATACCAACAGCGTTTCCAGCAAAGGGTAGAAGCGCATAAACAACGGGCAGCCAAACTTCCTGTGAAAGATTATCAGGAAATGGAGGCCATTGTTCTTAGTGAGCTACCACCAATTCAGCAGGAAATCATCATTCACTGTGCAGACGAAGGCTCTGAACTACTCGCCTATGGCTTAGGTAAGAGCCAGCAATTACGCCAGCGTGTAGCCGCTGAGACAGATCCAATTCGCGCAGCATTCCTCTTGGGGCAGATTAGCAAACAGGTAAGCCTTGCTCCAAAACCAAAGAAAGCCATCAAGCCAGAGCCGGAAGTACGTGGTGGCGGTGCTGATGCGAAACAAGACGAATTCAACAAATTATGCCCCGGCGCAAAAATCGAATAAGGAAAAGATAAATGCCTAACAATCTCGACAGTAACGTCAGTCAAATCGTTCTGAAAAAATTCCTTCCGGGTTTTATGTCAGATTTAGTTCTGGCGAAAACCGTAGACCGTCAGTTGCTGGCAGGTGAAATCAACTCCAGCACTGGCGATAGCGTTAGCTTTAAACGTCCGCATCAATTCTCATCCCTCCGTACTCCCACTGGTGATATTTCAGGGCAAAATAAAAACAACCTGATCTCAGGTAAAGCTACGGGGCGTGTAGGTAACTACATCACTGTTGCTGTTGAATATCAGCAACTGGAGGAAGCGATCAAGCTTAACCAACTGGAAGAAATTCTCGCGCCGGTTCGCCAGCGAATCGTTACCGACCTTGAAACAGAGCTTGCTCACTTCATGATGAATAACGGTGCGTTGTCACTTGGTAGCCCCAATACTCCAATCACCAAATGGTCTGATGTTGCGCAGACGGCATCTTTCCTGAAAGACCTCGGCGTTAATGAAGGTGAAAACTATGCTGTAATGGATCCATGGTCTGCACAGCGACTTGCTGATGCGCAGACTGGTTTGCACGCTTCAGATCAATTGGTTCGTACTGCATGGGAGAATGCGCAGATTCCAACCAATTTTGGCGGCATTCGCGCACTGATGTCTAATGGGCTTGCCTCTCGTACGCAGGGGGCATTTGGCGGAACACTGACAGTCAAAACACAGCCAACTGTTACCTATAACGCAGTTAAAGACTCATACCAGTTCACTGTAACATTGACCGGAGCGACAGCCAGCGTTACAGGTTTTCTGAAAGCTGGTGATCAGGTTAAATTCACCAATACCTACTGGCTGCAACAGCAGACCAAACAGGCGTTGTATAACGGAGCCACACCAATTAGCTTCACTGCAACGGTTACTGCTGATGCTAATTCAGACAGCAGTGGCGATGTGACGGTTACGCTTTCTGGTGTTCCGATTTATGACACTACAAACCCGCAGTACAACTCTGTAAGTCGTCAGGTAGCGGCAGGCGATGCCGTATCTGTGGTAGGCACTGCTAGCCAGACAATGAAGCCAAACCTGTTCTATAACAAGTTCTTCTGTGGACTTGGCTCTATCCCACTACCGAAACTGCACAGTATTGATTCTGCTGTTGCAACATATGAAGGTTTCTCCATCCGCGTACATAAATACGCAGATGGCGATGCCAACGTGCAAAAAATGCGCTTCGACTTACTGCCTGCATATGTGTGCTTTAACCCTCACATGGGCGGTCAGTTCTTCGGTAATCCGTAATAACAAGGGGGCTTACGCCCCTTTTATGTTTTAAGGAAACAATATGGATCGCATGAGTGTATTCCTTGCCGCAGATAACGAATCAGGACATGTACAGGCCGTTATCGCAGAAAAAGACTTCCAGTTTTTCGAAAAGTTGGGCTTTGTTGCCTCAGTTGATGAATTGAAACCGACCAGTAAGCGAGGTCGTAAGGCGGCAGACAATGGCAACAGTACTGACAAAGGGTGAGATCGTCCTTTTTGCGCTTCGTAAGTTTGCTATTGCTTCTAATGCATCGCTGACTGATGTTGAGCCGCAATCAATTGAAGATGGTGTAAATGATCTGGAAGATATGATGTCCGAGTGGATGATTAACCCCGGCGACATTGGTTACGCTTTCGCAACTGGAGATGAGCAGCCATTACCTGATGATGAGTCAGGTCTTCCAAGAAAATACAAACACGCAGTAGGCTATCAGTTATTGCTGAGAATGCTATCTGATTACAGCCTTGAGCCAACTTCGCAAGTTCTCAGTAACGCCCAACGCTCATATGATGCCTTGATGACCGACACTCTGGTTGTTCCTTCAATGCGACGACGTGGAGATTTTCCTGTAGGACAGGGTAATAAATATGACGTGTTTACATCTGACCGATATTATCCAGGCGATCTCCCTCTGATTGATGGCGATATCCCAAACGCATAGGTGAATAAATGCCTATTCAGCAACTTCCGCTTATGAAAGGTGTCGGCAAAGACTTTCGAAACGCCGACTATATCGACTATCTGCCAGTGAATATGCTGGCAACCCCCAAAGAAATCCTTAACATCAGCGGATATCTTCGCTCATTCCCGGGCATTGCCAAACGCTCTGATGTAAACGGTGTATCGCGAGGAGTCGAGTACAACATGGCGCAGAATGCTGTTTATCGCGTGTGTGGTGGCAAGCTCTACAAAGGAGAAAGTGAAGTCGGTGATGTTTCCGGAAGTGGTCGTGTATCAATGGCGCATGGTCGGACATCACAGGCGGTAGGCGTTAATGGTCAACTGGTCGAGTATCGCTATGATGGCACGGTTAAAACCGTATCAAACTGGCCTGCAGACAGCGGATTCACGCAGTATGAGTTAGGTTCGGTCCGTGACATTACGCGTTTACGTGGGCGTTATGCGTGGTCAAAAGACGGTACTGATTCATGGTTTATCACTGACCTTGAAGACGAATCGCATCCTGACCGTTACAGCGCACAATATCGCGCAGAATCGCAGCCGGACGGCATCATCGGCATAGGTACATGGCGAGACTTCATCGTCTGCTTTGGTTCATCGACGATTGAATATTTCTCCCTGACTGGTGCAACCACCGTTGGTGCCGCTTTGTATGTCGCACAGCCATCACTGATGGTGCAGAAAGGGATTGCCGGAACCTACTGCAAAACGCCGTTTGCTGATTCGTATGCGTTCATCAGCAATCCGGCAACAGGTGCGCCGTCTGTATACATCATCGGCTCCGGTCAGGTGTCACCAATCGCCAGCGCGAGCATTGAGAAAATCCTCCGCTCCTACACTGCTGATGAACTGGCTGATGGCGTGATGGAATCGTTGCGGTTTGATGCTCATGAGTTGCTGATTATCCATCTTCCGCGCCACGTCCTCGTATACGACGCATCTTCAAGCGCCAATGGTCCGCAATGGTGTGTGTTGAAAACAGGCCTGTATGACGATGTGTACCGCGCTATCGACTTCATTTACGAAGGCAATCAGATAACGTGCGGCGATAAGCTGGAATCGGTTATCGGCAAATTGCAGTTCGATATCAGCAGCCAGTACGACAAGCAACAGGAACACCTGTTGTTTACTCCGTTGTTCAAAGCGGATAACGCAAGAGTGTTCGACCTTGAGGTTGAATCTTCAACTGGCGTTGCGCAGTACGCTGACCGCCTGTTCCTCTCTGCAACCACTGACGGAATCAATTACGGACGTGAGCAGATGATTGAACAGAATGAACCGTTCGTTTACGACAAACGTGTTTTGTGGAAGCGAGTCGGGCGCATCAGGAAAAATGTCGGCTTCAAATTGCGCGTTATCACGAAGTCACCTGTCACTCTGTCTGGCTGCCAGATAAGGATTGAGTAATGGTTGATTCATCACTGAATGATCCTGTTGTGGTTCAGGCTACGCGCCTTGATGCTTCAATTTTGCCACGCAATATATTCAGCCAGTCTTACCTACTATATGTCATAAATCAGGGAGCTGATGTCGGTGCAATCGCCGGGAAGGCAAATCAGGCTGGTCAGGGCGCTTATGATGCACAGGTCAGGAACGATGAGCAGGATGTGATTCTCGCTGACCATGAGCAGCGAATTTCTGCTGCGGAAGCAACGCTTGTTAATCATGAGGAGCGAATCAGCCAGGCAGAATCAACTCTTCAGGAACATGAAACACGAATAGCTCAGAATGAAAGCGATATTGCCTCGCTTGATACCAGAGTTCAGTCGCTGGAATCGCAGGTTTCAGACCATGAAACGCGCATCGATGCTCTGGAGTATGCCACTACTCGCAAAAAGTCAGAGGTTGTTTACTCTGGTGTATCTGTAACCATCCCGACAGCGCCGACCAACCTTGTTAGCCTGCTGAAAACGCTCACGCCATCATCCGGCACGTTGGCACCATTCTTCGACACCGTTAACAACAAGATGGTTGTGTTCAACGAGAACAAAACCTTGTTCTTCAAGCTGTCGATCGTCGGGACGTGGCCCAGCGGAACCGCCAACAGGTCAATGCAGCTAACCTTTTCCGGCTCTGTTCCTGACACACTGGTAAGCAGTCGTAATGCGGCAACAACAACCGACAACATCCTGTTAGCTACGTTCTTCAGCGTGGATAAAGACGGCTTTCTTGCCACAAATGGCAGTACGTTAACCATTCAGTCAAATGGTGCGGCGTTTACTGCCACAACCATCAAAATCATTGCGGAGCAGTGATGGAAATAAAGCTCATCGATAATCCGGTGAAGCTTGCAGAATTCCTCAACAACCCGGCAAACACGGGAAATATCGTAGACAGTGGAGATAAATACTACATCAAGCCTGATGCGGTATATCTCGGCATCTACGAAGGATTAGTGCTGGCTGGCGTTCATGAAGTGCGTAACTTCTGGCATAGCGTTGTTGAATGCCATGCGGTGTATGACCCCGGATTCCGTGGCGAATATGCACTGCAAGGGCATCGATTATTCTGCAAATGGCTTCTCGAAAACTCACCATTCCTTAACAGCATTACCATGGTTCCTGACACCACGAAATACGGACGGTCAATTATCCGTTTGCTTGGCGCTACCCGTGTTGGTCACCTTGATGATGCTTATACCAGCAATGGAAAGCCTGTAGGCATCACGATTTATCAGTTACCGCGCTCAAAATACGAGGAGCTAAAGAATGTTAATTTTCCAGATTGCCAATAAGCACCTCAGCAAAGCTGTTTACTGCAAAGGTGGCAGTGATGGCGGTTCAAAAGCCCAGGCACGCGCAACTGAAAAGGGTATCGAACTGCAGCGTGAAATGTGGCAAACGAACATGCAAAACCTTGCACCGTTCACGCCACTCGCTCAACAGTACGTATCAGAGTTGCAGAATCTTTCCTCTCTTCAGGGGCAAGGTCAGGCTCTTAACCAGTATTACAACTCCCAGCAGTACAAAGACCTTGCAGGGCAGGCGCGTTACCAGAGTCTGGCAGCAGCAGAGGCAACTGGTGGATTAGGCTCTACAGCAACAGGAAACCAGTTAGCAGCAATCGCACCTACACTCGGTCAAAACTGGCTGTCAGGTCAGATGAACAACTACAACAATCTGGCAAATATCGGCCTTGGCGCTCTTACAGGTCAGGCAAACGCCGGGCAGAACTATGCCAACAACGTCAGCCAATTGTATCAACAGCAGGCGGCAGCATCTGCGGCTAATGCGAATAAACCATCAGGATTTCAGAGCGCCTTGGGTGGAGCGGCAGCAGGTGCAGCTGCAGGTACTGCAATCATGCCTGGTTGGGGTACAGCAATTGGTGCTGGCGTCGGTCTTCTTGGTTCACTTTTTTAATGGAGGTGTCTCTTGGCTACATGGCAACAGGCTGGTAATTCAGGCGCGCTTCTTGCCGGGTTAGGCGGCATGAACTCCAACGCTCCAAGAGCAAGTGATGCAGACGCCACGCTTGCATACATTCGACAGAATAACGAGATGGAGCGTTCAGGACGTAATAACGTTGGCTTGCAGGCTTTACAGGGCATTTCATCTGTCATGGATATGTATAAGCAGATGGATCAGCAGAAGCGACAGCAAGAGTTTCAGCAGGCTTATGCTGATGCATATACATCTGGTGACCGCGATGCAATGCGAAAGCTGGCATCACAGTATCCTGAGCAGCTTGACGCTGTAAGAAACGGCATGAAATTTGTCGATGAAGACCAGCGTTCCACTGTCGGTACACTGGCAGCAAGTGCCAGACTCGCAGCTTCATCTCCAGAAGCCATGATGTCATGGTTGCAGAACAACTCATCTGAGCTTACTCGTGCCGGAGTAGACCCTCTGGATGTGGCGAAAATGTATCAGCAAAATCCACAAGGTTTCACAGAGTTTGTTGATCACCTTGGAATGGCTGCACTTGGTCCGATTGATTACTTCAATGTTCAGGACAAGATAGCTGGTCGTGAGATTGACCGAGGCAGACTGGCAGAGACAATCCGCAGCAATCAGGCTGGCGAGGCGCTAACAGCGCGTGGTCAGAATATCACGATGCGCGGTCAGGATTTATCGATGCAGAGAGCATCAATGAAAGGGGCGGTTGGGAATAATGAGCGTACAGTTCAGTTAGCAGATGGCAGAACTGTAACGGTAGGCGGGAAGCTTCACGGCGCTGGGGCTAATGCGTTCTACGAAGGTATCGACAACGAGGGGAATATGGTTCGCGTTCCTGCTGGTTCTATTGCCGCTCCGGCTACATCGGCAGCAAGCGCGCAGAATTACGCAATGAAGAAAGATCTTGATGCAATTTCTGGTGCATCAATTGACGATCTTGGCTTCATGACTGGCATTACAGGCTCTTCAGGTTCTCCTGCTCTTGGTGCAGATATTCGTAGCCGTGCATCTGGTGGTGATCAGAGGAAACTATACAACGCTGCACAGCGAATCCAAGGAAAGATGCAGAATCAGGGCATTGCAGCAGCCAGAGACATGGGGGCATCCGGTATCAACACCGTTGCAGAAGCAAAGATGTATTTTCAAGGTATGCCACAGGTTGATTTCTCAAGCCCTGAAGCACTGCAACAATCAATGCGCGACATTCAGCAATATACCGACAATTACAACCAGCAATATAACGTTAATGTCGGTAATGGCGGGAAGAAATCATCAAGGCAACAGCCAGCTACTCAGCAATCAGCAGGAGGTAGCTACACGTCAAAATCAGGCATTCAATTTACGGTGGAATGATGAAAGTAACTGCAAACGGTAAGACATTTACCTTCCCTGATGGTACGAGCACGGAAGATATTGGCACCGCCATTGATGAGTATTTTGCTGGTCAGGCTGTTCAGCAACAAACAGTTAATCAGGCCAATAATGCACCAACACGGGAAGAACCATCATTGATGCAACAAGCTGGCGATTGGCTCACTGGTGGTCAAAGTGCAGGGCAAATTGCAGAACAGGCTGGTCGTGGTCTGGTAAACATACCATTTGACGTATTACAGGGCGGCGCAAGTCTGATTAATGCAATCAGTCAGGGGCTTGGTGGCCCCAAGGTTTTGGATGATGTTTATCGTCCAGTAGACAGACCGACAGACCCCTACGCTCAAGCTGGAGAAACAATTGGCGGGTATTTAGTTCCAGGAGTTGGAACGGCAGGAAGCATGGCTATTGGATCACTGGCAGAGGCCGCAAATCAGAAAGGTGATTTCGCACAAAATGCAGCTAAAAATGCCGGAGTTAACCTTGCCGCTCAGGGTGTTCTTTCCGCAGCAGCAAAGGGAATAGGGCGTGGAATAACGGCTATAAAAGGTGATATTGCGCCAGAAGTGGCAAAGAAAATTGCCACATCAGAATCGATGGGCGTGACACCAATGACATCTGATGTTATCCCGCCGAAAAATGCTTTCACTCGCGGACTTACTCAAGATGCTGAGGGGGCTTTGCTCGGGACAGGCTCAAAGCGAGCGGAGCAATATGCAACGCGTAGTAAGCTGGTAAGCAATTATTTTGACCGTTTTGGTGAGTACAACCCTGATGATGTGGTGAGATCTCTGACCACCACGTTAAGGGGACGGAAGGATGCCGCTGGCGCTGTTATCAATGACGTCACCAATAAAATGGGTAATGCCGCAGTTGATACCACAAATACCATGAATGCTCTGAATACAGCGATCGCAAGACAGGAACGGCTTGGGACTTCTGCCAATCAAAACCTGCTTACATCCTTGCGTAACCTACGTGAAGAATTAGCAACCCCTGCAACTGATTTGGATGTTACGTTTGATCTCTTGCGCCAGCACAGAACAGCATTTAGATCTAATGTTCAGGGAGATGCCATGGTCTTCCCCAACCAGGCAAAAGCAGCTACCAATATGGTAGAGAATGCAATGTCAAAAGACCTTCGTAACGCAGTTGCCAAAAACCTCGGTGCTTCAGACGCAGCAAAATACCTTAAAGCAAATTCCGATTATGCAAACGTTTATAATAAGGTGCTTAATAAAAACATTGCTAACAAGCTCAACAAGGCAAGCAGTGAAGCCAGTCCTGAACTTATAAATACCGTTGTATTAAGCAGAAAACCATCTGACGTGAAACGAATCTGGAGCGCACTTGATGATAAAGGGAAAGATGCTATGCGTGCAGCTTACGTCAGCAAAATAGCGGAAAAGGCCGGTGACTCTCCAGCCAAGTTCATCACTGAAGTTAATAAGCTGAAATCTCAGTCAGGCGGTGAAATTTACAACACTATTTTTTCTGGAAAGCACATGAAAGAACTTGATGCTCTTCATGAAGTTCTACAGCAAGCAGCAAGATCAGACACCGCAAATGTAGTAACTCAGACGGGGCAATCGCAAGCCAACAGGATAAGGACGATTGGCGCAACTACGACTCTTGGCGTATCAATGGGGCTTGAGGCTGGTTTCGGTGCAATGATGCGCTTGTATGAATCCAAAGCAGCAAGGAATGCGCTCTTACGTCTGGCAAACACTAAAGCTGGAACGCCAGCTTATGAAAGAGCGCTAAATCAGGCGGCTACTGCCGTGCGCCCGCTCTTAGTTAACGAAGCTACCCGGCAGTAGCACTGTAAGCCAAGGACGGCATTTATTTTATAGTTTTTATGAATTCTTTATTAAATCCCTTCGCTTCTCCGGGGTATCTTCCGAAGACAATTTTTATAAAAACAGAAAAAATAAAGATAGCAACGCTTAACAACAATTGCAGTATCATTGGAACCCAAAGAACTACAGGCTCTATATTCATGAAACCAAATATTCTTCCGGCGATCATGGCGAAGTACCACACTGTTATCAGCAAACTTAGTGGCATATGAATTACTGATATTACCAATCCAAGAGCATCAGTAATTCTGTTTTCAAATTTTTCAGGGGAAAACTTTTCTTTAAGGTAATTCAGTGCGCAGGCCTCATTCTCTGGATTTTCAGCATTTTTCCCTATAGCAATAGAAATCTCAGATATCCTTGATTCAATTCTTTTACGTTTAATAAAACTAGAAAAAAAGAACCACGCAATCTGCAACCCTATCCCCAGAAATAGAGTTGCGGCAACTAGCACAGCGTAACTCATAGAATCAGACACACCAACCTCCTTAGTTTTGCGCAGGATACCATGAAAAAAGTTAACATTGGAAACGTACCAAAGATGCTCGTTCCGCTCTTTGAGAGCGGTACAATTGTGTTTTGTAGAGACTTTCCAGAATGGCAACGCCTGCATCAAAAACTTGGCGTTGACGTGCATGACTCGGACGCCAACGGAGCGTCTCATACAATGAGTAGCGAGAATGGTGTTTTGCATGTGATAGGCGTGTTCAATGGCAAACTATCTACTATTGCCCATGAGTGCGCTCACATGGCATTCGATATCTGCTCAAGGGTAGGTGTTGATGTTGAACCAGGAAGAGCCAACGAGACTTACTGCTACTTAATGAGCAGGCTTGTTGAGTTCTGCGAGCGACATATCAAAAAGCCGGAGTGACCCGGCTTGATTATTACTTTTTGCTGTCTGGAGTTCGCTTATCCAATACCCAGCCATGACCTGGCTTTGTTGTTGGTGGAAGCCTTTCGTTGTCCTTGACGGTTGCAAAATTGTCTTTCTTACCGCCGCGTGGGCCAACTTCTTGGTATATTCCGCCGTTTTTTCCTGTGTTTTCACCTGGTTTTTTCGCCATGATATACCTCAACATACACCCGTTATTGGGCGATTAAATATTGATCTCATTTTATAAGTAGTCAATATGGCCCAGGTAAATGCAAAAATTAACCCACCTTCAGGTGGGTTTTTTGTACAAATCCTTCAGCGTATCAAACACCATCTTCTTAACAAGCTCTGACTGCTCATCAGCGATGCGTTCCGCATCGTCTCGATAGCCTGAAATTTTGGATGGCTTTGATACAGCATCAGTCACTATCTGAACTAATTCTGAATTAAGAGAGCGGCCATTGGATTTGGCTCGCTGTTTTAGTTTTTCCTTTAATTCGTAAGGTAGCCGCAGATTAAATTGCGGGTCATCTCTTCCCATTCTTGATGCCTCGCTTTTGTGAGTGGATCGGCATCTTATTATCTGCTGGTTGCATCCTCAATAAGACCACAGTGGTCTCTTTGTTTGATTAATAATGCATCACTGTGGCAATGCTGCGGCGATTCCTTGTATCTGGAGCAAATTAAATGACAGACATTACAGCCAATGTTGTAGTGAGTATGCCTTCGCAACTCTTCACTATGGCGCGTTCTTTTAAAGCCGTAGCCAATGGCAAAATTTATATCGGTAAAATTGACACTGACCCGGTAAATCCTGAAAACCAGATTCAGGTTTATGTAGAGAACGAAGACGGTTCTCACATTCCTGTTTCGCAACCAATAATCATTAACGCTGCTGGATATCCGGTATATAACGGACAGATTGCCAAATTCGTAACCGTGCAAGGCCATTCTATGGCTGTTTATGATGCGTATGGTACACAGCAGTTCTATTTTCCGAATGTGCTGAAGTATGATCCTGATCAGTTACGACAGCAATTAGAAGACCCAGATGGAGCGAATAAATACCCAAAACTTCAGATAGCAAGATGGAGAGACAGTTATGATGTAAGAGGTTGGGGGGCTATTGGTGATGGTGTTCATGATGATACATCAGCTCTATCAGAATTACTTTCTGTTGCAACAGGTGGTGAAAAGATAGATGGGCGAGGGCTTACTTTTAAAGTATCAACTCTTCCAGATGTCAGTCGATTTAAAAATGCTCGTTTTTTATTTGAGAGAATACCGGGTCAGCCTCTTTTTTATGCTTCTGAAGATTTTATCCAAGGAGAGTTATTTAAAATTACAGATACACCGTGGTACAACGCCTGGACGCAGGATAAAACGTTTGTATATGACAATGTCATCTATGCGCCTTTTATGGCTGGAGACCGCCATGGTGTAAATAACCTCCATGTTGCATGGGTTCGCTCAGGAGATGACGGGAAGACCTGGACAACGCCGGAATGGCTTACAGATTTACATGAAAACTATCCCACAGTTAACTATCACTGCATGAGTATGGGGGTTGTCAGAAATCGCCTTTTTGCTGTAATTGAGACGCGGACCGTGAGCGGAAATAAACTGCAGGTTGCAGAGTTGTGGGATCGCCCAATGAGTCGCAGCCTTCGCGTTTATGGTGGTATAACGAAAGCAGCAAATCAGCAAGTCGCTTATATTCGCATTACTGATCACGGATTATTTGCTGGTGATTTTGTCAACTTCTCAAACTCTGGTGTTACAGGTGTTACCGGGAATATGACGGTGACTACTGTCATTGATAAAAATACTTTTACAGTTACGACGCAAAATACCCAGGATGTGGATCAGAATAACGAGGGTAGATACTGGAGTTTTGGTACATCATTTCACTCGTCACCATGGAGAAAAACCAGTCTTGGAACTATTCCTTCTTTTGTTGACGGAAGCACTCCTGTTACTGAGATTCACAGTTTTGCGACGATTAGCGATAACAGTTTTGCTGTTGGCTACCATAATGGTGATATTGGTCCACGCGAGCTTGGGATACTCTATTTCTCTGATGCTTTCGGTTCTCCTGGTAGCTTTGTTCGCAGACGCATACCTGTAGAATATGAGGCGAATGCATCTGAGCCATGTGTAAAATATTATGATGGCATTCTGTATCTGACGACCAGGGGGACATTAAGTACTCAACCCGGTAGTTCATTGCACAGAAGCTCTGATTTAGGTACATCATGGAATTCTCTTCGCTTCCCAAATAATGTTCATCACTCAAACCTTCCTTTTGCCAAAGTTGGCGATGAGCTGATTATTTTTGGCAGTGAGCGCGCATTTGGTGAGTGGGAAGGAGGAGAACCTGATAACCGTTATGCAGGAAATTATCCAAGAACATTTATGACCAGAGTTAACGTCAATGAGTGGAGTCTGGATAATGTAGAGTGGGTTAATGTTACTGATCAGATTTATCAGGGCGGAATAGTTAACTCTGCGGTTGGTGTTGGTTCAGTTTGTATCAAAGACAACTGGCTGTACTACATTTTCGGTGGGGAAGACTTTCTAAACCCATGGAGCATAGGGGATAACAACAGAAAATATCCTTATGTTCACGATGGTCACCCGGCTGATTTGTATTGTTTCAGGGTGAAAATTAAACAGGAAGAATTTGTTTCAAGGGATTTTGTCTACGGAGCCACTCCTAACAGAACGCTTCCTACTTTTATGTCGACGTCAGGCGTGAGGACGGTTCCTGTACCCGTTGATTTCACAGATGATGTTGCCGTCCAGTCACTGACTGTCCATGCAGGTACATCAGGACAAGTTCGCGCGGAAGTCAAACTTGAGGGTAATTACGCCATTATTGCGAAGAAAGTACCGTCTGATGATGTTACCGCTCAGAGATTAATCGTTAGCGGAGGTGAAACAACGTCTTCAGCAGATGGTGCAATGATAACGTTGCATGGTTCCGGAAGCAGTACTCCACGTCGCGCGGTATATAACGCACTCGAACATCTTTTTGAGAACGGAGATGTTAAACCTTATCTTGATAATGTAAATGCTCTTGGTGGTCCGGGAAACAGGTTCTCGACAGTTTATCTTGGCTCCAATCCTGTGGTTACCAGTGACGGAACATTAAAGACAGAGCCGGTCTCTCCTGACGAAGCATTGCTGGATGCCTGGGGTGACGTCAGGTATATCGCTTATAAATGGCTGAACGCTGTCGCTATAAAGGGGGAAGAAGGGGCGAGGATACATCATGGTGTAATCGCGCAGCAACTTCGTGATGTTCTTATTTCTCACGGACTCATGGAAGAAGAAAGCACAACATGCCGCTATGCCTTTCTTTGCTATGACGATTATCCCGCAGTATATGATGACGTCATTACTGGCCAAAGGGAAATGCCGCTGACTGATAATGACGGGAGCATCATTGTTGATGAGGATGATAATCCAGTGATGGTAATGGAAGACATCATTGAGCGCGTTGAAATAACGCCAGCAGGATCTAGATGGGGGGTCAGACCTGATCTCTTATTCTATATCGAGGCGGCATGGCAGCGCAGAGAAATAGAAAGAATAAAAGCTAGGTTAGACTTAATAGAAGGGAAGCACTAAATGTTTCGTTGGCGTCAAAAATATGAACTGCTCACATAAAGAAGTAAGTACATTGGCAAAAAATATTGACGTCAACGAAATTAAATATAAAACATCATGCAGACATATTACCAATATTAATATAAGGTAATAAAAATATAATTTACAAAAAAGCCCGTTGGAAGCGACGGGCATTAACCGCGGTAATGGATAAATTATTAATGTTTTTAGATTGTGAACGATATCATATTGTGCGGAAGTAGTGAAGTAACCATGTAAAATGATTGTTTCATAGCCTATGAGACACACAAGGCTTTGTGCTCTTCGATAGTTGTTAAGGCGGATCACTCTACATTCTCATCAAGCCAATCCGCCCACCACTGCATCATTTCTCTGCGCTTATCGAGATACTGAGCATGGTTGTAAATTCAACTAACCAAGTCCGTTGACAAAAAATTAGCGCAAGAGGACAAAAAATCACCTTGCGCTAATGCTCTGCCTCAGGTCACTAATACTATCTAAGTAGTTGATTCATAGTGACTGGATATGTTGTGTTTTGTAGTATTATGCAGTCTATTATTTAGACTAAATCTTTCATAACATATTGATATTTACAGTGTTTTCTGTTTCTCGTTCAGCTTTTTTATACTAACTTGAGCGAAACGGGAAGGTAAAAAGACAAAAAGTTGTTTTTAATACCTTTAAGTGATACCAGATGGCATTGCGCCATCTGGCAGAGTGATTAACTAAACATCGCAGTAATCGAGGCACTCGCCAGAGAGTGAAAATGAACGTTAAACCCGACCATCGCGCCGCTGGCACCTTCATCGACATCAATACGTTCTACATCCAGCGCGTGAACGGTAAAAATGTAGCGATGGGTTTCGCCTTTCGGCGGCGCTGCGCCATCGTACCCGGTTTTACCAAAGTCGGTACGCGTCTGCAAAACGCCGTCTGGCATAGCTACCAGACCAGAGCCAAACCCTTGCGGTAATACGCGGGTATCAGCGGGTAAATTAACAACTACCCAGTGCCACCAGCCGGAGCCGGTTGGCGCATCCGGGTCATAGCAGGTGACAACAAAACTTTTCGTTCCCGCAGGAACATCATCCCACGCCAGATGCGGTGAAATATTATCGCCATCGTAACCCATGCCGTTAAAGACATGACGATGCGGCAGCTTATCGCCATCGCGCAGATCGTTACTGATGAGTTTCATTAGAATGCCTCCGGGAAACCTCGGCCTTCAGACCGGGGAGGAAAGGAGGCGGTTTTCCGACTAACTGTACTTTGCATAATCACATTTTCCTCTTTAGTATGTGAACACATGAAACGCGCATATAAATACCGGTTTTACCCGACAACTGAGCAGGCTGAGCTTTTAGCTCAGACGTTTGGCTGTGTGCGCTTCGTCTACAATTCCATCCTTCGTTGGCGTACCGATGCGTACTACGAGCGAAAAGAAAAGATCGGTTATCTACAGGCCAACGCTCGCCTTACGGCGCTCAAAAAAGAGCCTGAATACATATGGCTGAATGATGTTTCCTGCGTTCCCCTCCAGCAGTCGTTGCGCCACCAACAAGCCGCCTTTGCTAACTTCTTTGCCGGACGAGCTGCATATCCGGCTTTCAAAAGCAAACGGCACAAACAGGTGGCTGAGTTCACTGCCAGCGCGTTTAAACACCGTGACGGCGAGTTGTATATAGCAAAGAGCAAGTCGCCGCTGGATGTTCGCTGGAGTCGAGAATTACCATCTGCGCCGTCAACCGTTACCATTTCCAGAGATAGCGCTGGCAGGTACTTTGTTTCCTGCCTGTGTGAGTTTGAACCTGTATCAATGCCTGTTACCGCTAAAACGGTCGGCATTGATGTGGGCTTAAAAGATTTATTCGTCACCGATACCGGATTCAAAACCGACAATCCCCGCCACACCGCTAAATATGCGAAGCGATTAACGCTGCTACAGCGACGTTTAAGCAGGAAGCAAAAAGGCTCAAGAAACCGAATTAAAGCCCGCTTAAAGGTCGCCCGACTCCACGCGAAAATCGCCGATTGCCGGATGGACAATCTGCACAAGTTGTCCCGCAAACTGATTAACGAAAACCAAGTTGTTTGCGTCGAATCCCTCAAGGTGAAAAACATGATCCGCAACCCGAAGCTGTCTAAAGCAATAGCTGACGCAGGCTGGAGCGAACTTGTTCGCCAGCTCCAGTACAAAGGCAAATGGGCCGGGCGGTCAGTGGTCGCCATTGACCAGTATTTACCGTCCTCAAAATGCTGTAGTTGCTGCGGTTTCACCATGCAAAAAATGCCTCTTAATGTTCGTAAATGGCACTGCCCTGAATGCGGCGCAGACCATGATCGCGACATTAACGCGGCACGTAATATTAAAGCTGCCGGGCTGGCAGTGTTAGCCCACGGAGAGCCTGTAAACCCTGAATCGCAGCACGCGGCTTAG